TCACTCCTTACTCCTTTAGAATAAGCAGATTGTACTCTTTCAATTAATTCTCCTATTGTATTTGCCATCTTATTCTTTATTTAATTCTTGGAGCAATTCTTTTGTAAGATTTTCACAATCATACATAATATATTCTCCTGTTTTTAATAACCAAATAACTTTTCTTGATGAAACTTTATATCCTGTTTGTTCAAATAGAAGTTGATAAAAAGAAAGTTGTATTTGATATTTATTAAAGGGAGAATCTAATAATCTTTCAAAAGGAGCTAATAAAGTTTTTTTCTTAAAATTTTTAAATAAGTCTTTATTAGTTTTATAATCAGCAATGATAAAAGTTTTGTTTATAGTATCAAATAATAATATATCTGATGTACCAGCAAACATAAAATATAAATGATACATTCTTAATTCTAAACAAGCAGGAACTATATGAGAAGGAAGGTCATTCCAAAATTTTGTTACAGCAACTTCTTGAGGACAAGAAGGTTTCATAGTTCTATTAAATGGGTAGAGTTCACCAAATAAGTGAACTCTGTTTCCTGTAGTACAAGCTATATTTTTTTCCTCTTCCCATTGAGCTAAAAGAGATTCTTTTGATATTCCTAATCTTATAGCTTTATTTTCAGCTTTTTCATCAAAGTTTACCTTCTCAACAAATTTATCAATTTTTGATGATACAGAACCTTTTAGTTTAATAGAATCTACACTATATTGATGTTTATCTTCATCAAAAGTGAGTTTTTCAAAGTTTGATTTTATATTTTTTATCATTTGTTCCATGCCACAAAGATAAAAAATAATTTTATATATCTTTAACTTCTTCTTTAATTGTTTTATATTGGGTAAGCATTTTTACAAATGACCCTGCTATATCATAACCTGCTCTTTTAATATTTTCAAATACAATTGAATATATTTCAATAGCTGTACAAAAAGCTAAAGTAACTAATGTGATTGTCCAATTTTTATCAGATATATTAAAGAATGTAAAAGATTTAATTAAAAATACTTTTTCTACTCCATATACCAGCAATGTAAAAATAATATAACCGATTCCCTTAACTATAGATTTTCTCAACTTTTCACTTGTAATTGTTTCAATAAGTAAAAGACATTTGTTCAAGAAACCTAACTTCAATTCTCCTTTTTTCTTTTTGAGATTCCTATTCTCTATAAAAGAAGCATATATTCCTGTAGCAAAGTCTATAAAAAAAACTATACCTAATAATTTCCAGGCATTTGTTAAGTCATTTGATATTGCATAATAACTTACAGTTGGTACTAAAATTGTTGCTCCTGTTTTAGTTGTCAATAAAGTTTTTGCGTTTACAATTATTTTTCCAAAATATTGTAAGTATATAAATAAATCTGTCATTAGTTGGGATTTCATATTAGTGTTATTTTAAAACTTTACTTGTAACTTGTGATTTGATTATAAAATGTGTAGCTATTGGTACAATTCCAATCCATTCAGCTACTAATAAACTAAACAGATTAAATACAAAATGTAATGTAAGTCCAATTAGAACTATTCCTGATACAAAATATTTAAAACTTCTGAATGCAATATTAGAACTTAATCCAATTGATAAAATACTACCAATAAAAAATATACTTGCAAATATATAATGAAAAAAGGGATAATCCAAATGAGGAGTTAAAGTAACACCAAATAATGATATACCTAATATACCATTATACCAATGTCTTTTATAACCAACTCCATTGTATAGAAACATTGAACCAGCTAATGTTAATAAGAAAGCAAATAAATAATTAAATTCACTATAAGCATAATCACTTATACTTGGTCTCCAACTACCATCAAATAATCTTAATATTATTGGAATAAATATTAATAAAAAAGCTACTAATACTTCTAATCTTTTAACATCTTTTGTATTTTCCATTACACAATTTGATTTAAGATTGAATCTTTAACAGTTACATTATCAGGTAATTTAGCATTTAATATTGCTAATATTTGTTCATTGGTTTCTGACTTAATTGCATTTTCAAATTCTTTTGAACCATTTTCAATATAATTATTTAGGAAATTTAAAGTTTTTCCACTAATTACTCTTGCAGAATAAAATCCAAACAACATATCAATATATTGTTTAATACCCAATCTTGTACCTGCTTCTTGTAAATAGTTAATTTGTCTTTTTCTTCTACTTCTAATTTCTTCTGATGCACTTGAAATAGGTAATGAATTAGTAACAGTTTTAAACAAAGCAGGATTTCCCATTTCATCTAACCATTCTATTTTCATATTAATACCTATAAGAAATCCATTGTTATCTAAAACATCTGTATAAGTTTGTCTAACTACCACATTATCTTTTTCATCAGAATAAAATTCTGTTTTAATCTTTACACCTTTAACAAATTCTGGGTCTCCTTTAGTAATACCATTTAATACTTCTACTGGAGTAGCCATTATTTCTTCTGGATGTTTGGTTTCTAACCAAGGATTATGTTTAAATATTTTTAGTTTCATATTATTAAATATTAGAAATTACTATTTTAAAATTTCTTGTTCCATACCCATTTTGTATTTGTCCTATCCAGTTATTTGTATTTGAATAGTTATTCCCTGCATAAGCATAACCTGTTCCTAACAAATTATTATTACCATCATTAGTAAATAATTGTAATTTAATACCTTGTGATTGATTTGTCATATCTAAACCTCCCCAATAAGGATAAGTATAATCCCAATTTTGAAAAGGAATAACAGTTAATACTTTACCATTAGTTGCCACTTCATCAGATAGTCCAGCATATTGTGCTTCCATTCTAATTTTAGGAAGTACAGATGTATTATTTTCAATTGTGATATTATATGGTTGTGCTTGTATTAAATCATTACCATAATTTTCTATACCAACTTGAAAATAAGCATCTACTGCAAAGTTTCCTATTAGAGTATCTTTAGTAATATTCTTAAATAACTTACCAACTCCATATATGTTATCAACTTGAGTATATATTCTTAAATACTTACCATTAGGTAAGTTTAAGTTCATATCTTCTTTTGTTTTAATTTGTAGAGGGTATTCAGAATTTAGATAAAATTTAGCTTCTGTACTATTTGTGCTTCTTAATACAATAGTTTCAGTATTATTAATTAATAAAGGTACACTTGGAACAATTCCATTACCATTATTATATCTATATATTCTAATAAATCCTCCTGTAATATTACCAATAGCATTAGCTATTTGTTTAGCTTGACTATTTGTTAAATTGTCAAAACCAACTTTGATTCTGCTAATTAAGTTTTTTAAATACCTTAATTGTTTCTGACTGAAATCAGAATTTTTTATTTCACTATCTAATCCCATAATAATATTATTTTAAAATTTGCCAATCTTCAATTTTACTAAAATACATTCCTTTATCTTTTCCAGAAATACCTTGTTGGCATTCTAATTGTATGATAATTAATAAACCTTTTTGAAATAATTCATTAATGTTTTGCAAAGTTAATGAATTATCTGAAAAATCCACATTTAATTGTATAGATAATTCTTTTAATTGTGCATAAGTGTATTTTTTTAATCTTGTATTAGTTCCAAGTATTTTAATTACCTCTACATCTTCATAATCTTCTTCTTTTGGTTCTATTAAATTTATAGGTTTTTCAGGTGTTATTTGTAAAATATAATCTTTTTTAAGTTGTTTTTCTATTACCTTGTCAAAACAAGTATCTATAATTCTTAATTCATAAACTTCTTCACTTGGTTTGTTTTGAATTAAATCTATTTCCATTTTTACATACCCTACATTTGCAGGTGGAAACTGTAATTTTTTATTTGATTGTATTGCTATCATAATTTTTTAATTTACTTGGTAACTTATATTTAGGTTAAATTGTGAATCTCCTGTTGGAACATTTCCTGATATTAATCCAGAACTTGATGGATAAATATAAACTTCTCCACTATCTATAAATCTTGCTAAATAAACACCATGATACCCATTCATTGTAGTTCTAATTTCAGATTGTACCATATTGTGTCTAAAACCAACAGGTAATGTACAAAGAATTACATAGCCACTTCCAGCTAAAGCAGTTGTTAATTCTGTAAAACTTATATATCTATTGAAGTTAAAAGTTACTTGCTTTCCTGTTTTTATTACTTTAATAGCATCATTTTTATTAAAACCATCATTTAGATTTAAAATAGTTTGAGTTATTGAAGCTGATGATTTATCTTCAACTCCAAAAGTTCCATCTGGTTTAGCTACTACTTGTTTTGTAAATGTAGAATCTCCTTGTGCATTTGTTAAATTTGATAATTTAAAAGTAAAACCAGCAGTATTAATTTCTGTATTTTTATATAGAACACCCCCTAATTCTGTCTTATTATTAGCCGTTGTTATTCCATTTATACCTTGTAAATACCAAAAAGTCATTCTGTTACCATTTCTATCTCTATAATAATGATTTAGATTACTTGGGTCATAGAAAAAAGCAGGTGCATTACTTATGTTTGGAGGAAGTCCTATTGATATAGAAGTTGCAGCAGGTATGTTATTATTATTCCAATTATCTATATCATTTTGTTCTATTGAAGCAGCAGGAGATGCTGTAAAAACAGGGTCTTCTTCTTGTGTTAATAATGAATCAACAAAAGAATCTTTAAGTTTTAATGTGCTGGTATTAGGTTCAACTACTGAATTTACAAATTCTAATTGTTGATTATATACAAGAATATTTTTTACATTTGGTGTAATAACTTGTATTCCATTATCTGCTAATGGATTATCTGTTGAACCAGTAATTAAAGTAGGTTGTATGATTTCTATAAAATCATTTACTGTAATAGGTACTCCTGAATCTCCCCATGTTCCTTTACCTAATTTGAATAAGTATTGAATTTTATGAATTTGTTCATCAGGTGATAAAGTAAAAATATAATTTTCATCATTATTAACAATAAAACCATTTGTATCATTTATAACACTTACTAATTGTTCTAATGGTGTACCACTATAATCACTACCTAATTCTACATTTATGAATTTATTATTTTGTTTATCTAATAAAGTTTCAATGAAATCAGGATTTAATTCTACATAAGCTGTATCACATTTACCTGTATAATTACTAACATTAAATTGTAATTTATTAAATAATAAAAATTTAATTTTTCTTTTTATTATAGTAACAGCAGTATTAAATAGATTACCAACAGCTAAAGTTCCCTCTACTGGAGAGCAATCTTTATCACAATGTGATTTTAAATCTTTTGTTACAAATAATATTTTTTTCATTTCAATTCTTTTTTAAAAAATTTACATAAATATATATAATAGATGGAATATTTCTAATAAACCAATCAATTTTTTTCAAGGTTGTTTCTACTTATACCCCCAGTTTCATATAGGGTAAATTTCTACTTGTTCCACTTATTTATATATATCTATGCAAATTTAAAATTTATTGTTGAAGTTGTAAAGAAACCTGACTTATCTCTTATACCATCTAAAGTCATTTTTAAAGTTGTCGAATATTTACTTATATATTCTTTTCCATTAATAGTTATACTTAAACCTAATTGTATGTATATGTAGGCACTTGGTGTATCTAATCTGCTTGTTCTTCTATTATCTATACTGTATCTTCCTCCTACACCTTTTGCTTCTAATCTATTATTTGATGACTTATAAAAATAATATTCTTGTCCAAAATCAATTATATTATCTATACCTAATAGAGTTATTCTTGAAGGTTTAAATGGATTATTTTGTTTGCTATCTTTAAAACCAGCAATTCTCCAATCATTATTTTCACTACCTACTCCTTTACTTTTACTTGGTTTATATTTAGTAATAACTAATTTAGGACTAAAATCTTTTATTTTAGAAAAATCTTTTACATTAATTAGTAAATTCTTAATGTTATCAATATTAACAATAGGTTTTTCTATTGATTTAATTCTGACACCATCATATTGTAAACCAGCTTGTTGCTTATTAGAATAAAGAAAACCATTTCTTGTAAATACCCAAGCATTTTGAACCCCTATTGAATATTCAGATGGAGTTTTTGTTTTTGTAGTATCTCCATTTTTCCAAGATATTTTTAAATTCATTGAATCAATTAATTGTTGATTTGATAAATCAGGTATTAAATCAACAATGTCTTTCATATTTTTTCCTACATTAGTAGGAGAAATACTATTAGCTGTTGATTTTAATGCTATATCTTGGTCAATATTATCTTTTACTTCTTGCTTTGTCATCTTACATAAAGGTATTATTAAATTCAAAAGTATATATTCCTTGTGGCTCTATATGTATAGCATCTTTAATGCAATCTATATCTAAACCTAATTTTTTTATACACTTAACTATATTATTGAAATTATATTTTTCAGTAACAATATTTGAACCATTGTTTAAAGATAAATCTGTATAATAAAATACTAAATAATAGTATGCTATTAATTGTTTCATCAACAATGTATTATCTGCATTACCAAGGATTGTTTCTTTCATTAATACACATTGATTTGAATCAAGTATATTACATTTTATACAATCATTTGTAGCTGTTAAATATTGATTATATATACCATTATTAATGATATTATAAGATAATAATTTAGTTATAGCTGAAAGATAATCTTTTTCTTTTTTATCACAATCATCACATTCTTCACAAGGACAACCACATAATATATTATTTACACTATCAACAAAAGATTTTAAAAATTCACTATATATAGAAACATAAATTGTTTCTGTTGAATTTTTTTTATCACTTATAACTATTTTATATAAGTTATCTTTATTAGGTAATGTTATTTGTAATACATCATCTGTAGATTGTTCTGGTATTAATATATCCCATTGATTAGAACCACAAAAAGTTTGAACATATACAGTTATATATATCAAATCTACACCAGTATTAGTAATGGTAAATAAGTTATTTTCTCTTAATATTGTATAGTTCATATTATTTTTTAGCAAAGTTAATAAAAAAGGGTTACATTACATAACCCTTTTATAAATTTATTTTTTATGCTATACCATCTTTAGTTACATCTGCAACTACAGGTTCTACAGCTAATGGATTAACATTTGCTACAGCAGCATCATCAGCAAGAGCTTCAAAATTACCACCATTTGTTAATACATCTAAAACAGTAGCTAAACCATTTCTTGTTGTTACATCAGTTTCAGGGATAGCAAAAATTGTACTTAAAGTATTTTCATACTCTAACCAACCTGATTCAGATTTTTGATTATATTCCAAAATAAATTGGTCATATTTACCATTAACATCTGCATCATAATTAATATTACCTAAACTCATACCAGTTACAGCAGAAACAGGATAAGGACCTGCTCCATTCCAACCAGAAGCATGATATTCTTTTTGACGAATATTGTTTCCAGTTCCTTCTTCAAACACAATTTCTTGTGTAGTTGTTACTTTCCCAGTACAAGCAAAACCATCTACTAATGATACTACTAATACAGTTTCTACAAATTTGTGGAAACCTAAATTAATATCACAGAATTGTTTCAATTTTAAAGGTACAGCAGTTAAACTAATATCTGTAAATACTTTTGTTGCATTGTTAGCTGGAACAGCATTATAAGCAATTAAAGCAATTACATCTGCTATAGTCATTACCTCACCAACAGCATAGTTTACAGAAGTACCATGTGTAGCAGCAGTAATAGCTTGTCTTGCTATTGGTTGAGCCAATACCAATCCATCTTTTTCCATGTTAATTTCATTAACTAAAAGTTTAGTTATTTCATTAGCATCTCCTGAACCACAACCTACTTCACAATCACAACAAGAAGTTGTTATTCCATAGGTTTTACTAAATTGATTGAAACCTTGTGTTCTATAAATTCTTGAATTTCTAAATTCAATTTTTACAGCATAATCAGTTTCACATTCAGCATTGTAATCACCAACTTTCACAATCATAGGTTGTGATGCTGTGTGTGCCACAAAAGAGTTATTTACAATACCTTTCTTTTGTATAAGTTGTCCTGCTGATGTTTTAATATCTTCCAATGCTGTACCACCACTTCTGTTTACTCCTACTGCGAAGTAGAACTCTCTTGGTGCGGTAGCAACAGAAAGGTTTGTATTGGCATCAAAAACACCAATTTGACCAACAGCTAAAGTTTCTACTGCTTGTCCAGCAGGTAAAACAGCTTGATTTCCTTTAGTTACAAGAACTTGGAATACATCATTGTTTCTATTACTCATAATTATAAGTTTTAAATTATTTGATTAATGTTTAATTTTTCCATTTTCAATGGGTAATCTGAAGTTTGTATTTGACCAGCAGCTAATAATACTGCAATATCCACAATTTCAGAATGGGTGGTTTCAGGAAGTTCACAATTACTAAAACCTGTTAATATCTGACCATTTGGTAACTTATAACCTCCAACCCGAAATGCTTCGGCATTGTGCATATAAGTCATTTTGCGAATATAGTTAATACAAAAATCATTTATTGTAAAAGTTCCATCTGTAAAGAATTTTAAACCACCATCATAAAATAATGCATTAACTTCTCTCCATTCAAAAGATGAATTGTTAAAAGAACTTTCTTCAAACATATCATCATGTTGTTTAATGTGAACTCTGGCTTTAATTCTATTACATGTACCTTTTGTCATTCTAACATTTCCTTTAACGAAATACCAGTAATCTATAGGTAATGCAACTGAATTAGAAGCAACAGGTAGCCAGTTATTGTCATTACTGACTACTATTGCTCTTATATCATCAATTGTTCTTTGATTTGTTTCAAATCCTAATTGCTTTTTTAATCTTGGTTCTGCTATTATACTTACAAACAAATTTGCAGCTTGATTAAGTAGCCAATCAATTTCAGGAACTAATAAATTCCTATTGTTTTGACTATCAATCTTATTAAACTTCATTTTGAAGTCATAGTGCATATTTTTGATTGACATAATATATTAGTTTACTTGAGCCATTATTCTTAATTTCAACTCTTGATTGTCATCAAGCATCAAATATTTTGCTACTTCTAATTCTTCCATACCTAAAATAGAATCATGGTAAAGAATTTTATGACCATCTTTTCTTAAAACACTTTTTTGTAATGCTTCTAATACTAATGAATAGTTAGATAATTCTTCTTTATCCATTGTATTAAGTCTTAAAAATTCTGCTGTATCTTTTTTGATTACTTTGTTTAATTCTACTTTAACAAAATTATCACTTTGACCTTTTAAATTTTTACCAGATAGAGCTAATACTAATTCTATTTTTCTATCTTTACTCATACTTGATGCAGCAATAATAGCATCTTCTTCTTGTTGTACTTTAGTAGCTAAAACTTCTGCTTGTTCAGCTTCATCAAATATAACATGTGTAGCTTCTGGAAACAAACCATTTTCATAATCTGTCATTGAGTTTGCTACATATTTACTTGCTTTCATCACTTTTACTTTAATGTAATTTAAAGGTTGTGATATATCAAAGAACATTGTATTGTTTTCCAATTTTACTTTACTCATTGGAGAATCCCAAAAAGGATGTGGTTCTTCTGTATTAAAATGATTAGTTAAATCATACTTAACTACTTTTTCTAATGCTTCAATTTCTTCTTTTGTCAAGCCTGTATCATAGGTCATTGATTCCCCATTTACTAATGCTTGTGAGCTTTTAGGTCTTGTAAAACTTTCTTGTCCTGATTTACCATGCCATTTTTTAATTTCAATTGGTCTAACTTCAACCAATGTTTTTGTTTTTGGTAAGCTAAATGTTTTAGCTATTTGTTTTTCTGCCATAATTTCTATTTTTGAATTATTTGTGCAAATATAAGATTAAATTTTAAATAAAACCTACTCTAAATTTATAGAGTAGGTTTTTATTTCCTATGTTAGTTTCTTGATAAAATCAATTCACCACATTTAGTAACATCTTGAATGTGAATACCTGCTGAAATACCAACATGCATTTCATAGTAATCACCAGCATGAGCTGACATACCTCCATTAACAGGACCCCATGGACCTTGAGTACCACAAACATAAGTAAATGTAGAAGAATCTTTTTTCTTCATAATTTTAATGTTTGATGCTTTGTTTTCTCCAGAGAAATCAAGGAATGTAATTCTTTGAGATTCCATAGGGAAACCAGTTACAGGGTCAATTTCAAAGTTAATTTCTCTATCATCATAAAGAGGATTGTGAACTAACTCTAATGAAGCACCATTAGCCATGTTGTACTTAACAAATTGATAACCAGCTTGTAAAGCATTTGTATGAACATCAGATTTTACTTTATCAGTATAAACCTCAACATTTTTAATGAAACCAGATTTATTTTGCCAATCTTGAATAGCTCTGTGGAATTGAATCATACCATATTCCCCAGTATATCCTTTGATTTGTCTTCCTTGTCCAGGTTTAACTCTTGAATAGAAAATATCTTGAAGATACTCTTCAATCAATTTAGCAGTCAAGTGAGAATATCTGTGAACATGTGAATCTTCAAGTTGTTCTTGAATACCAGCACCCATTCTTACAGGTCTTCCATTTGCACCAAGAACTGTTTCAGCACTTCTTGAATACCAGTAACCTCTTTCAATTTCTCTGTACCATTGTAACCAATATTCAACTTCTGCATACTTCATCCAAGAATTGTGATAACCACCTTTAGAATCTGGAATTGCTACAGACAAAACTTCTTGAGAAGCATAGTCAGTAATTCTGTATTCTTTTCTGTATTTAGACATCTTGTTGATGAAAGCAATTGGTGTACTGAAAGTAGTAGAACCAGATTGTTCAGCAGCTTCTTCATATTGAGAAAATAATTTACCCCATTGAGAACCTGGAGATAAATATTTAGCAGGAATAAATGCTTGAGGGTCATCAGAGTTCATTCTTACTACATAAACAAATCCATCACCATGTTTCTGAACTTGATTTTGTACACGAACCTGGAATCTTTTATCAGAAGTACCTGGACTTAAAACATCCCCTGGTAAATACCAATTTTCATCCAATTTAATTCTGAAAGTTTTCTTGAATTTACCTGGTGTCAAGTTTGAAACAGGTTCAACATTCTCTACTACTACAAGTGGTCTTGTATTAGCACCTTTCATTTCCCATTCCCAAGAGGTACTTGTGATAGTTTCCTCTGTTCTTGGACTACCCATCAAGGTAGAACTAATAGGGTTATCAGCATAGTAGTTTTCGGAAGAGAATAATTTGTCCATTGTTCCAGCTAACCTTGCAGGTTTTGCTAACAATGCTCTACCTAAATGGTTTTGCTCTGTCATTCCTGACATCCACTCCATTTCTTTGGTAAT